TTGTAAGTGTTTTACCTTCTCATAGGCTGCATCGCATTTTTCAAATACCTTTGATATAGGCGCTGTATAGTTTATGTTATGTGTTCTTGATTGTATATCCTGAAATATGGATGGAAGTATGGTGGGGTGGGATGTTTGCATTGAAATATCCTCTATATTTTTAAATGGTAAATATTGTATAGTATCTACCTTATTTTTCACCTGTATTTTTTCCATTCCCCTTAACCATTCTAAAACTGGATCTATCTCTAGAGATAAAGCCTCGGAATGGGAAATTGATAAAATATATTTTCCTTGAGGGGTAGCTATAAAAATACAACTAATGTAATTTAAAGAGGGTACTACCTCTAAATACACTTGTTTAAAACCTTTATAACGTAGCTCCTCAAATTGTTCAGGAGTCTCTACTAACCAAAACATAACCTAGTTTTTATAAAACTGAAGGTAATTAAATTTTAGGAATCTTCCAAGGAAAAATATATTGTTTTGTCTCTCGGTTAATTCGATTATGTTTTTGTTTGTTCTAGCTACTTGTTCTTTTTCCCCTGTTAGTTTCCAAGGTAAAGAAAATTGAATGTATTGAGAGAAAAAATATTTTGGATCTTGTGCTTTTAACTCGTTGAAGGTAGTTAAAGAAATTTCTGTGTATTTTTCCTCGTTTGTTTTTTTAGCGAAGTATCTTCTAAACTCTCCTATTTGATAGTTCTGGGGGGTGGGGTTTGGATTAAATATAGGGAGGGGATAGATTGTCTCTGTTAAGGGTTCTTTTTTTAGAATTGAGTAATTAAAATTATCCCTAGTTGAAAATCTTAAATCAATAGGTTGTTTATCAAAGTTTTGGGGTTCAAATGAAGGAGTTTTATTAGGAGAAGATTGTGGTTTAATTAATTCAATTTGTTCAATCTGATCTTGTGGGGTTTTTCCTACAAAATATCTACTGTTATAAGTTTCATAATAAAATCCTTTATAGGGTTTGTTACTGCCTTTAAAGAATAATTCCCCATTTGAATACAAATTATTTATTGTGGAAGTTTTGGGAAAATACATTAGGAAATTATTAAATTATTAACATCAATTGCTCGTCCATTTATCTTTTTGGACTCACTTGGTTTACTGGTATCAGCTACTTTGAATTGATCTTTTGCTATTTGGAGAGCTGATTCTGTATTAATATTTACATAAAAATGAACACAATCTACATATTCAGAAAAATTTCCTCCCCATTGAATTCCATTTCTTTTGGCGTCATCTACAATCCCAATAGATATCCAATTTTCTTTGGGACCTGCTTTTCGTAAAGTAATACCTGAGGGGGTTATTACATTAAAATCTATAGCAGCCCCATAATTGTGGGTAGATTCACCGGCAGGAGCATTCTTATCATTAGTTAATTTTAATTGTGCTTGTTTTTCAAATGATCTATAAACTGAATTTATTTGTAAACTATATCCTGGGAGGTTTGAATTAAGGGTAAGTAAGAAATTTCTAAATCTACTTTGAATTTCTGTAGATGGGTTGAGTTGAAAAAGTAAATCTTCTTGAGTTATTTCTACCCCATTTTGTAATAACTTAAGAGGCCCCTCCCCAACTCCAGGGTCAAATTCTATAGAGTTGTCTATGGTATCAGGAAGTTGGTCTTCCCCAGGGAGAAGTAAATCAGGTGGGACTGTTGCAAATGTTTCTATTTCTGTAGACCAACCATTTTCATTCACAGTATTAGTAATACCTCTAATTATAAACTCTAGATTACGATTATAATTTTTAGGTAAAATTCTTTGATTTACATTAAATTTTTGATAGATTTTAAACCCAGATAATCCATTTAATTTAAGAGATAAATTAAGAGGTAAAAATCCAGTAGTGTTTACTGTTTTAGTATTTTCTTCCAGTGATTTTAATCTATTTAATCTTTCGTTCCTTTTTTCTTTGATATAATTTTTTACTATAGAGGTTAAATCTTGGGTTCCACTCCAATTTCTTCTCCCCCTTTTTTTAGCTCCATAATATCTTAATATAGCTTGTTTTACTGTTTGTTCAGCCTCGCTAAGTTTTGTAGAAATAATATTGTTGGATTCTAGAAATTGGGTTGTTATATCTTGAGATGATGGTGAGATAAATGAGATTGGTGAATTTTTTTCTTTATTTAATCTATCAGTTAATCCTTGATTCCAATTAGAAAAAGCTGTAGCATCTTCACCTACTACCTGACCCCTAGCTTGGGCCCCTATTGTGGTTAAAGTAGCAAAGTTATTCGAAAGTTGAGTGGTAAAACTAAAATCTTGTACAAACCCTGATTTGTTACCTGTATACCCAAAAATATTAAAACTTACTGGGGTTGGGTTGGATCCTGAGTTTAGGGTTTGAATTATAGAGCTTCTATTGGGTAATGGGGTTTGATCCCTAAAAATAATTTCATTTGTAGTATCATCTACAGTATGTTCTATTTTATTTAAACCCCCTAGAGTAGTACTTATAGAATTACAAATTTTTTCTAAAAATTTATCTAAAGAAACATCATTGTTTTCATCAGCAAGTTCTAAAAATAGTTGTAAAATAAAACCCATTTCCAAATAGACATTCATTAATCTTCCTACTTGGGAATCTCCTATTTTTTCATTAAAATTTCCTAAAGGATAAGATTCATTTATTTTTTGTCCTGTATCAACTTCATCTCCTTTTAAAAATTGAAAATCAACATCAGTACGAATTTTTCTTGGATCGGTTGAAAAGGTTCCAAATGATTCTGCTTTATTTGAAAAAATATAGGTATCTGTAAGAATTAAATTAGTTCTTATATCTTTATCAAATTTAATATAGGGTAATGTATTAGAAGAAAAAATTACATTATCTTCTATTAATCGTAACAATTCCCCAAATCTAACAAAATAAAGTTGCTCCAGAAAAAAATCATTTTTATCTTCTGCATCTGCTTCTTTAATTTTAGCATTTCCTCTAAAATAATTTATAATATTTTGTTCTTCATTTAGTACTGAATCTTTGTCTTTTCCAATTAGTTTTAAGTTATTAGTTTTTTTTACCTCAAGAATTTTATCATAAAATACTTGAGCTAGTTCTGAGATTTTAGAATTAAGGTTAATTAGTTCTTCTGTAAAATCCCCTCTAGTTTCTTCATCTTGATTAATATTTTCTCTATTTAATAAAGAAGGACTTGAATTCATTTTAATAGAAGCTATTACATCCCCGATTGAGGTTAACTCTAAAGTAATATCATAAGTACCATCCTCTTTTAAATTCCAAGAAAAGTTAATTACCCTAGCTAATAAAGCATCATAATTACCTCTATACTCCTCTCTTTTTTCAAGTATAGCTTTTAATAAATCATCATTATTTTTAAATCTCCCCTCTAAAAAATCATTCATTAAAGTAGGCCCCATATTTTCTACTTGACCCTCATCATCAAGATAAAGAGAATGACCAAACTCTAGTAATACTGAATAACCTAATCTTAAATATAAAAGTTCAATTATTTCAAATTGTTTGGTATTATGAGCTACTAATGAAACAGTTGCTCTTCTTAAAGAACCTCTATTTTTATATTTAGTAGTAATAGAAGTAATACCAGGCATAGGAGAGAGACCAAATTGATTTCCTCCAAACCCATATGTTGCTGTATTAAAAATAGAGTTTTCTCTAGAAATTCCAGAAAATTGAATATCTTGATTTGAAGTACCATTAAATAAAACAGCCCTTTTAGCCATTTCAGAACCACCAAACTCTTCAGTTCCTAATTCTAAGTCTACGTATTTTGGGGAGGTTGGATCTACATCAACAGATGAACCTAATTTAATCCAAGAAGTATTTGAGTTTAGATAAGTTAAAGTTTGGTTGTCTCTTTCCCTTTCCCCATAAATAAGTTCACGTTGTTCAACTTGGGTTTTTACAAATTCAGGAAAGTTTTCACCTATTATATTCATTAACTATTTAATCTATTAAACTCTTCTATTGCTGCGTTTGGGTCTGCTGGGATTCGGATTTGTCTTTGTAAAGGGATTACAAGTGAGTCTTGGGTTAATTCTTCATTTGCTGTAGAAATGATCCACCACAATGAAGAGTCCTTATAAAACCTTTGAGCTAAAATATCAAATCTATCTCCCTCGGAGGATTGAACGTAAATATCGTTTTCCGAAAGTGGGATTAATGGGTACTTAACGTTTCTATAAACACGTTTTTTATCAATCCGTTGAATAGGTATGTTATTGTATCTGTTAGCCATTTTTAACGAAGACTATCATAATTATTATTACTTTCGTTTTGTAATGCTATATACCTTTTCGAATCAAATTCATTTTCTTGTCTTTCAGGTCTAAATGTATGGATCGGAATAAAGCTAAATGAACTTACGTTAATTCTAAAGGGTAACTGTTTAACACTACTATCAGTTCCATTATCTAGTATAGAGGTCTCATATGGAGAATCTTCTGGGGCTGTATAGGTTAAAGAACTAATAAATCCTGGTTGTTCATAGAGATAACCTCCTACTGTTAGTTGTACTAAATTTCCTTTCATAAACCCATTTGTTCCATAATCTGGGGCTAGTGAAGAAGCTAGGAAGTTTAGTTTTCTATACATGGGCATTAATTCTCCCTTTGATTGGGCGTATACTGTCCAAGATATAGAAAAGTCTCTATCAAACCCACCATACTTATAGAGTTGTTCTCCTCTACCAGGGTATCTAAATCCATTCCATTGGGCATTATAATTGTCTGTAAACCCATTTAAAAATGCTCTAAAATGAATAAAATCTTTTTGATCAGGCACCCCATTGTCTATAACAGCGATTCTAAAATTAACTAAATCACCAACTATATCTGAGGTATCAGATTTATCTGATTTATAAATTGGGTAAGCATTAATTTTATCTAAAGCAACTGATTCATCACCTGTAGTAAGGAAAGGATCTCTTCTATTTCCATCTTTTACTTTACCAGGTGATCTATCGTAGTTTACTCTTGAGAAAGATTTTTGTTTTAAAGGTTCTATTGGTTCAGGACCAGGAGTATATCTTTTACCTTCTAAATCTGGTCTTTCAGGAGCTCCTGTTTTTAAATCTTCTGCTTGTTTTTTATTGAGAGTCCTCTTATCGGCAAAATAGATGTTCGTTTTCCCTATTCCTAATTCCGAACCGGGTCCACCTGGGAATGATCTGAGGACTGGGTTAGCGAAGGGAGAGATAGCTCTATTTACAAGACCTTGGACTAATCCAATTCCACTAGTATTAATACCAAATAAATTTCCTACACCAGAGACTGTATTAAATATAGAATTAGCTGTAGATTGGAGTTTACTAAAGAATGGTTGAATTGGATCTCCATCCTCATAAAGATGTTCTTTAACTAGTTGATATAATCTGTTTTGATCTGCGGATTGATCAAATTTTACTACCCCAGAATATGTTAAAGGATTATTTAATGAATCTCTTGCTCCAGTTGGGTTAAAAGGAGATATAAAATTTCTAACAGTTTGTCCTGTTTGTATTCCTGTAAGACCTGCTTGTGTTACTGAGGTTGTAGAAAGATAAGGGCCTTCATTAGGTAATCTTTGAGTTTGAGTTTGTACTCCAAGTTGAGATAAAATTTCTTGGTTTGCTCTAAAAACAATTCCTTTAGTAGTTTTAAAGTATGCTTTTAATCTTTCAGGATCAATATCTTGAGAATGAAAAATCAAACCTACCCTAGATGTTCTATTTAATCTATCCTCTGGGATAGGGGTTTTGATAAAAGGTTGGGTTGATGATGCCCCACCAGGTCTATCGCTCCCGTATTTTAGAGATTTTAAATTAGTTCTATGCGAATCAAATAAAGGCATATTATCTAGGCTTTCCTGAAGAATTAGTTGGGTCTAAATCTACTGCCCTTAAAGCTACGTTAGGGTTTCTAAATTGAGAAACATAGTCTTGGATTGGTCCTTCCTTTACAATTCTACTCAATTGAGTATTTTGTGGTTTATTCCCTACAAGTAAAAATCTCAATTTGTCTTTAGATTGTCTCCCCCTTTCATCTCCTTCAGGGGCACCGAATGTAGAAAGATCTTGTGATATTGGCATTATATTGTAAGAGTATTAATATTGTTATATTACCTTAAAGTGTTTGACTTTCAATATTAGGTAAGAATGAACTTGAAATCTGTACTAAGTTTTCTTGAGTAGCTACTTCAGTAGTAGTTCTAGCTACAAAAGCATCGTAGGTATTAAGTGAATAAACTACATCAAATAATGAAGTAGCTAAACTATCTCCCACTGTAGAAACAGGATCACTTTCACCTGTGTCTTGGATAGATGCTGTAAAGTCAACAGTTAAATCTTGTGAAATATCTACCACTTGTACTGAGGACGAAACTAAATATGTTGAAGTACTTTCTACAGGAATTCCACTAAATACTATACTACCAGTACCACCTACAAAGTTTGAATTATTAGGAGTTGCAGAATACTTATTTGATCCTGAAATAAAATATAATTCAAAGCTTGAAGAAGGGGAAGATACAACTGATCCTGTAAAGGATAAAACTGTATCATTTCCAATTACTGCTGAAGATGAATTTAAAGTTAAGCTAAAGGAGAATGGTGGTGGTGGCGGTGGAGGTAAAGGACCACTAGCACCTAATACCCTAGTACCCGCAAAGTTTTCTACTAACCCACTACGAGAAAAAGTTGAAGTTTTACCTCTATTTAAAAATGCATTTCCTGTTTGGGAGATTTTACTTGAATTAGGATTACCAATTCCACTTTTAGTAGGTTTTGTTTGAGATGGTTTGGGTTGTAATCTTGAAAATCTATTAGCCATTGTTTTTAATTTTGGTTATAAATATTGTGTAAATATTATTGAATGTTAACTGTCCTTACATTAAGGGAGGTACCTACTTTATCGGAATCTAAATAAACATCAACGTTTTTGTTTAATAACTGTGTCATTATAGCTTTCATTTGGCGCATTTCTTGTACTAAAGCACCTGATCCTAATAAATCAGTTCCTGCTACTGCTCCATTTTTATTAGCAACTACTGTATCAGCTGAATCTAGGGTTACAGATCCTTTAGGTCCGCTTAACATCAAACCACCTTGGGGTCCTATTACTCCATCCTGGGTTTTAACATTTTGTTTAGCTGATTGCATAGCTCCTACAATAGCAGCAATTCCTCCTACAATAGCGATAGCTCCTAACCCTAAAGTTAATGAAGAAGCTAACCCAGCTCCAGCAGCAGCACTTCCAGCTAAAGTAGAACCCATGGTTATTAATTGAGCTATAGTTCTAGTTAAAGACACAGCACCCATTAAACCCAGTACTGTATAAATAGCAGTAGTATTATCAAGTAAAGAAGCTACTTGGGTTAAAATAGGAGCAAATGCTTGAGAAAGTTTATCTACTGATTTAGTTATTTGATCTTGAGTTGTTAATCGTTTTGCTTCTTCTAAAGAAATATTTGTAGCATCCGATAATTGTTGAGCGTTTAATCCTTCTTGGATCTTTTGTTGGATGATCATTTGGGCCATATCGTCCCGGGTCATCCCTATAGATTTAGCTATAGCCTCTTGTTGAATTCTATTACCTGAAGCAAATGCCTCACTAATTCCCTCGTTTTTAGCTATTTCTTCTGTTAAAGTAGCAATATCATTATTTAAAGCAGCTAATCTTGCCTTTTCAAAGTTTAAATTTTGGCCTGTAAGTAATTCTGCTTCTAATTCTGCTTCAATTGAAGATTCAAAATCTAAAAGTGACTCAGCTATTGCTTCGGCTTGTTTTAGATTTATTCCTAATTTTCTAGCATTTAAAGCAGCTTTTGCCAATTCATCTGTAGAACCTCCTAATGAAACTGTTAATGCTGAGGATGCTGTAGAGACATCATCCATTACTCCTCTAAAGTTAATACCAATTTTATTAGTTCTAATAAAACCTTTAGTTAAATCAACTATATTTTCGGCGTTATCATGTAAATTAGTGCCTGAAAGTTTTGCTTGAGCTGCTAAGTTACCTGCTTCTTCAGCTGCTATTCCTAAATTATTAGTTAACTCAGCTACCTCTATAATAGTATTTCTAGAGAAAACTACTTGAGCATTAACACCTAATTGTTTAGAAAGTTCTGCTGCAGATTGAATTTGTTCAGCTGCTGTAACTAATCTTTCATTTAAATCAGTAAATGCTTTTACGTTTTGACCAGTTGTTGATCTAAATTCTTTTTGAGCGGCATCAACCTTACCAAACCCCTTAATTAAACCAATAACCCCTGCAACTAATAAATCCTGGATTGTTAGGTTTTCATAAAAGAGGGTATTTAATAACTCATTTTGGGCAATTATTTTTTGAAACTTTGGGATCTGGGATTGAACCGCATTATTAAGTTCTTCATTAGCATCAAGGTTTTGTTGTGAATGATAAACCTGCTCTTCTAATTCTTTAATTAGTTTTTGATCAAGTTTAAACCCAGCAGCTTTAGCTGAGTTTTGAGCTTGTCTTAATTTATTAATAGCTTTTTCTTGTTTTTCTCTAGACTGAGCTATTTTTTTATCTTGGTTTAACCCTCTTGAAATATTTTGTTGTATTCTCTCCTGTTCAGCATTTGTTTCTTTTATTTTCTGAGCAGCTTGTAATATGTCATTTGAAAGAAGTTTTGCTAAATTTGAAGCAGCATCTGTTTGACCCCGTAAACTTTTCTTTGTTGCTTTATTTTGTTCTTCAAGCCTAGCGATTAAATTATTAAAAGCATCACTGGTTGCTTTAATATTTTCTAAATTTTCGTCTAGATCAGCCATCAGGGTATTTTATTATAAATATTAAAGGGCATCATTTTTTAGATGCCCTATAAGTATTTGATGATGCGAACGCACCCGGATTAACTTTTCCTGTAGAATCGATGGCTGTTTGGGTGTTTGAACCCTTAGTGGATTTTTCCATCTCCTGTTTTTGTTGTTTATAGAAGGTATCTAACTCACTAAAAGTAAACCTTCTTAACCAAACAGGCATATTATAGACTGTATAATAGTCGTATCCACCTTTTCCATGAAAAACTATTTCATGGATTTGTTTAAATAAATTAACTCTAACTTGAGGAATATTTTTAGAGGTCAGGCCAAAAAAACGACAACCCGATGGGAATGGTTACTTCCTCACCCTCCACTTCAGTAGACAGATCAATATCTGGTTGAATTTCTTTAATGTATTCTCTAAAGGCTCTTGCGTCACGAGCTAAAAAATGATTATCTACAAAATCGTTAATGGATTTTTGATCTTCATCCCCGTTTATAGAGGTGATCATATACTTTAAACGTGTAGTTAATTCTGGGGTGGAGTCTTTATGGATTTTTTTAAGACCTTTGATTGTTTTTTCAATAGCCTTATCATCATGTCCATTTAAGAGTTTAAAGGTGATTTTGTTTGATGTGGATGGGCAAATAAATTCAATATTACCTACTCCGTTGTCAAATAAACTTTCATCAAACTCAACATTTTCTAATGTTGATAAATCAACTGTATATTTTTTGTTGTTTACAGTAAATTCATAATCTTTTCCATAACCCAATACTCTAGCTGCAATTAAAATTGCATTTTTATCACCAGGATAAAGGTCATCTAAATTAACTTTAGAGACTATTAAAGACTCTAACAATTTGTCGATTACAATTCCTTTAGTAATGTAAGCTTGGTTGGTTAAAATGTCTTCTTCTTTAGCGGTCATGTATTTCATTTCAACTTGACCCGAAGACAATGGATTTTCTTTTGAATAGAGTAAACCCTTTGAGGGTAAATCTATAACTTCTGAGGGAAACTTTAGTTCTGACATAAAAACGTTTTGTTTATAAATATACGAAAACAAAAAACCCCGACCAACTCGTAGTCAGGGTTTTTATTAACTACCTAAGGTAGCAGCGAAGTATTAGAAGTTCAATACACAGTAATCCATACCAACTGTCATTGTTAAGTTAACAATTTCAGCATCTGATTCGTAGTCAAAATCAGACCAGTTGGCGGTCTTAATGAAGGCTCCTTTAATGATCCATTCCTGGATGATTGAACCTACAGGATCAATTAAGTTGAATGTGATGTCTTTCTTATAGAAATCAGAATAACCATCTCTACCTGTTACGGATTCGTGGTGTAATCTTACCCACTCAATCATAGCTTGGGCACCTGAAGGTGTGATCGGATCGTATAAGGTAAATGTTACATCACCCCATGTAGATCTACCTTTTACTTTACGATAAACGTTCATATGAGGTAAGATCTGCTCTCCGTTGTCTACTTCAATACCAGAGACTGCTTTGATTATAAAAGATGGAAATCCGTCAATATAACAAATGAACCTATTTTGTGTTTTGGGTTCGAATGTTGTAAAGAAAATTTCGTTCGGATCTAATACTGCCATTTTATATTTTGTTTATAAATATTACTAAGTTACGTTTTTAAGATGGAAACTCAACTCCTGTTGGTAACACATTGAAATCAAGTACAACAAATTCTGCTGTTCTAGTTGGCTGTAAGAAAATCTGACCAACTAACTGATTTCTGTCGATTACATCAGGTGTATTGTTTGTATCATCCATTACAACTTTAAAGGCAAATATTCCTTGTCTTTGTTGAACTGACTCTAAATAAGGATTTACTTGAGCTAAGAAGTTGTTTCTTGTACCTACTGTATTTTGTTCAAACACTAAGTTAGAAGCAACTTGTCCAATAAATGATTTAAGGGCAATTAACAGCCTTCTTACATTTACGCGATCTAAAGCAGATGCTTTTTTCTGTAATGTTTTCTGACCAAATACTACTGTTCCTGT